TCCCGCCAGCGCCTTTCATCCTCCTGCCTCTGCCGCTCCCTATCCTCATCCTCCCGCCTGCGCCTCTCCTCATCGTCTCGCCTACGCTGATCCTCCCGCCTGCGCCTCTCCTCATCGTCTCGCCTGCGGCGATCTAATTCCTCTTGATCTTTTCTTCGTTGATCGTCTATAGCCCTTTGTCTGTCCTCTGCCCCCCACGTAGAGCCCGAGTCTCCAGTGGCCCCAGTAGTCCCTGGAGAGGACACTGCCGCAGGGTTAGCAGGACTTGGCGTGTTCATAGCAGCTTGATACGCATCCGAACGCACATACGACTTAGCCCGCTCGGGAAACAAGCGTTGAAAATCAGTAAACGACATGCCTTGGAAGCCAGGGTCACGCGCACTAGGATCGGCAGCGATAGCACTAGTCAGTCCCGTAGTGTACTCATCAAAATATTGGCTCGGATCGCCCATTCGACCCACATCTCCGACAGATTGAAGGGCTGCCATCGGGTCATAGCCCTCTATCCCCATCAAGTCGGGGTTTTGTAATGCTTGAGAGAGTGCATCTTGGTCGTATAACCCAAACTGTGCCGAGCGACGAACTTTTTGAAACCTTGGATCGGATGAATAATCGAAAGACCCACTAGCCATTATATTTTACTCCACGCCTACTACCTTGCGCCGCCTCATTCGACCTATCGGCTTGTACTGTAACATTACTCTCCGAAAGGTATATGGTTCGTCGCTGGCATTGTTTGTGTATTTAAGTTGACTCGTATTATCGTATCCCATTAGATCTGTATCAGCATACAAAGCCTGGCTTTCTCCGCCGAGCTTTGTTGTTCCTACAACGAAGCTGCCAAGTCCAGCAGAAGCCTCTCCCATGATGATAGACTCAGTTGTCCCTGTTATTTTTGGAGACTGTTGTAACACCTGTACGTCGTATCCACTATCCTGCGTATCGAAAAAATGACGGGCATAAAGCCATCGCAATCGCACGTCGGCTCCCATCGGCGGAGGTGATCCTGTTTCAAATGAAGATGCTATGGCGGAAGAGTCATCGTTGTTATTCTTGTCGTGGATGTAGACAATGCCATTGAATCCACCCGCATGAGGAACATCATCGACTAAAGCCGAGCAATCCCGAGCCATGTTTGTATATGGACCCGACCAGCAATTAAGAAGCGTATTATAAACGATAGCGTAGTTGTTGGTAGCTTGCGAGGCTCCATAGGGAATAAACCACCAAACCTCATTCATCGTCGGATAGTAAAGCCCATGAGAAAGGCTTAACTTAGCTGTGTTGAGATTGTCCCAAAACCTCGAACCATCCAATGCCTTGCTGATCTTTGTTACTTGATCGCTCCCGTCCCACGCATAAAACCCGTCAAGGCGAGGAAACAACTGTAAGCCCGATGGAAGTGTTACAATAGCCCTTCCAGAAACAGTCCCAACAGGTGCGCGGCGAGAAACTTGATAGGGAACCGTCGCGTTTCCCGTAGGGGTCAGCGTGTGTATTCCCTCGTCTGTATGTACGCCAAGAGCATTCCCAATGGGAGCAATGCCCGTGACATCGTAGTCAAAATTATAATAATCAGTAGATCCCCAGACGGTTATATCTCCCGTATTGGATCTCCATAGCTGATAGGTTGCCCCATCAACATTGCCAATCCATAGCCTGTTGTCCCAATAGGATATATGCTTGCCCTTCGTAAATCGAGAGTCATCGTCAAGGGCCGCGAGGTTGTTCGTGCCGCCAGCCCATGTTACAGAGTCGGTATCTACGCCATTGGTTAAAACCAAAGTTGATCCCGCCAGCACCCACTGGAAGACGTTATCATTTCCTGCTGTTATTGTTACAGATCCCGTCCTATCTGTTCCCGAGCCACCCGTAACATCGTAGAACTTATTTCCTGCGATGGCGAAAGTCTTTTCAGTGCCTGCCAGTGTAACTTGGCCCACTGCCGTAATCGTAGCATCGCTATTTAATGCCGAGCTATTGAACTTGGCAAACCCTTTTCTTTTTTCTACCTGTCCAGCTTGCCCCACTCGACAATTAGACATCGAATACAAAGCACTTGCTCCCAAGTCCTCCGTAGGAAGGTCATAGCGCACACCACCCTGCCAAGGGCCATATTGAACAGAGTTTGCGTTTATAGGCATTTAGGAAAGGCTTCCTTCAACGGGCTGGAAGCTGAACCTGCCCGGAGCAAGGTCATCGCGCCTACGCATACGGAAAGAGCGATTCCCGTCTATTTGCCTGTTTTGCATCAAGCCTCGTTGTATGATGCGCTCCATCTCAGCCTTGTCCACCATCGCTCCCTGGTCATCGCCCTTTTCTTCTTTGTAAAGAGCACTTATGCCAAAGACTGCCGCAGGCTGTACGATGGGGTGGATGTACGTATCCAGAGAATCGCCATCGTTATCCGAGTCAAAGTCGGGTATAAAAGCATAATAGCGATATTTTACAACATCGGTGCTGTTATCCGGCAACGGATAGAGCGACACGGTAACATAGCCCGTGCTGCTGTCTATGCCATTGATACTTACAAAACGGGAGTCACCTGTAACAGAATGATCGGGATCACTTGCATCGAGGTTCTGGCTGCTCCATACCAACATAATGTGATTTTCAGTATGGTTGCGGAAAGAAAGGGGCTCTGCCACATCCGAAGCGAGGCTATAGCTGCGCTGATCCTCCACGCAGGTAAAGTTGCTTTCTTTGAAGAGCCAAAACCATTTAGCACGGGTGGCAATGTCCTTGCTAACGATGTTGAGATAATCCCTTGCTCCGTCTTTAAACGTGGTTGAGGTGGTTGCCAACCCAACGCGACGAAGCGCAATTTGCATCACTTGTAAGTTTGTCAATGTAGATCCACCCAACTACCATCGGCTCGCACCTGGAGCTTGTTGGTGGTTGTATTGTAAAAAATAAAACCGTTAGCCACATCACTCAGCGCATCGCGCTCCGTAGAGGTCATCCGAGGTGCTGCCAATGACCGTAGCTGTGTTCCATCGCCACGGTATCCTGCCGCAAATATGTTTCCATATACCGTCAGATCTCCGTGTATAGGATCAGCCATCTTACATAGTAGCTTCGGCAGCGATCTGGTCTAAGTCATACTCGCTCAAATTGTTACCATTGCCTTCGAGCCAGCGATTTTTCCAAATATCAACCGCATCCTGCCCGCGCTCCTTGATGCGACCCGGAGGGTCGGCAATAAAATCTGGTGCATGAGTCACCTCGCCAAAAGCCTTTACAGTGTTACGAACTTGCTGGTTGTTGACCTTGTTCTTGCGAGCCCGAGCATGGGTCTTATTAAGGTCAAGACGGATGCGAATTTTTTCTTTTACATCGTCGCTTGCAGCAGCAATGACTTCGGCTATCTGGTCGGCTGTAACACTTGGAGGAGTGGCTTCTTGAGGTGGTGCCAGTGCTAGGGCAGGTGCTGCTTCAGCCTCCATCGCCTCACTCAGATCCATTTCGGAAACATCTTTTTTATTCACAGTCTTGCCTTTCAAAAATAAATGGGGGAAGGGCCAAAGGGCCCTCCCCCTGTGTTAATTACTCCAAGCTCAACATTACTGGCGCATACTCACCAGTTGCAACCGTTGTCAAGGCGTGGCCTATAGCAACTTCAGTCTCCGCATCCTTGAGTTGCACAGCACCGTTAGTGCCATCCGATAGCGTTAGTTGATTTCCTTCGGTAATTGTACCATCGGCCAAGCATGTTGCCTGCCCCCTGGTTTGCACCCAAGCAAAATACCCGGAGGTGATACCTCGCATTGTAACACCCGTTGGAAAAAGATCGACAAGCGTTCCATGGGTCGCATCAGTAATGTGACAGTTGTTATAGCGACTCGCGCTAATAGCCCAATCACTAGAACTGCTGGTGAGTGCCGTTACAAGCGGATCGTAGAGCGTAAACTCGACAGCATCGCTACTAGCTGCGCCATTGCTCTTAATCCGGTATGTAAAACCTTCCCCATCGCCATCGGTTGTATGCAGGTACGAACCCGCATAATCGTTGGCCGACACACCCTGGAAATCAGCCGGGGGTCCAGCACTGCCAGATGCAGTTAGCGTCACAGCAGTAGAACCAGCACTTCCACCGGAAATGGTTCCGTCCGAAATCTCATCGGCTGCACCCGTTGACTGATCGGCGCAGACCATCTTCCCCACCGTCACCGCAGCATCAAAATTGCAGTAACGAAAGATGCGTCCATCAAACAACTCTAACTTATGGCCCAACTGATACTTCGCGGTAGATGATTCGGTGTAAATACCAACATTGCCTGCGCCACCGATACCGCCAATGCCAAAATTGGCATTATCATTGCGTGACATTATTCATTCTCCTTTGCCCGTTTCTAGGCTTAAAAGCTGCATTGGCTTGCGGCTCGGATTTTAGTCGTTGACGTTAATAACAACACCCTGCCTACGACGATTGTTGGTCGTTAGCTGAAGGCCAACGATGATGAAAGCAACTTTCGCCATCTGATTGGCTGGCTCGCGGAACGGAGTCTTTGCAAAGTTCATCCCATTCTGCATCTTCAACTTAAGGTAGTTGGTATTGAGGAAATAGATGCGGTTAGAGCCGCAATCACGGTCATACTGCACGGGAATGCCACGATAAGATGGCAATCGTCCGTCTACGCCAGGAGTGTCTT